CCTACACTAGTTGGTGGTTTAGAATATGTTAAACAACTTGATGAACTGGTTGCAGAATATTGGATAAAATTTTTAGATAATTTTGTATCTAAAAAGAGCAACACCAACTCAGCTAAGGTAAATACATATGAAACATTATGTTATAGTGACTACATCACAGATTTAAAGAGAACTCATTTAGCAAGAGAAGATTTTGAAAGTGTGTTATCAAACAGACATAAATTTATAAATAGGGTTTATACAGATAAAAATTCTTACCTGAGTAAAGACCCAACTTATAAACCAGTTGAAAAAACTACAGGAATAGGGCTATTTGAATTTGTATGAAAAAAATATTAATAACAGGTAATAGTGGATATATAGGTAGTCATCTGTCTAAGATATTAGATGGTGAGTATGAGTTACATGGATTAGATTTAAACAATCCACAATACCCTATCACAAGTCATAGAAAGCATGACATACGACAAATAGTTCCAGAAAATAAAATAGTATTTGATGCCATTATTCATTTAGCCGCATTAGTAAGTGTTAGCGAAAGTGAAAAGAAACCCACTGATTACTACATGACTAACTTTATTGGTACATTGAATGTATTGAAAACAGTTAAGTGCAAAAACTTTATCTTTGCTAGTACAGGTGCAGCAGAGAGTTGCCAAAGTGCATATGGTACTAGTAAAAGAGCCGCAGAAGATTGTGTCAAAGAATGGTGTGAATATATGAAGTTACCATATACTATCTTTAGATTTTATAATGTGATCGGTAGTGATGGTTTCAAACCAACCAACCCAGATGGATTAATGTATAATTTGCTCAAAGCAAAAGAAACGGGCAAGTTTACTATATTTGGTGAAGATTATGATGAAAGTTGGGATGGAACTTGTGTACGTGACTATGTTCATGTGAATGAAATTTGTGATGCACTTAGAACCGCAATTGAAAAATCAAGTAATAGTATTGAGTGTTTGGGTCACGGTGTAGGTTATACTGTCAAAGAAATGGTCACACTATTTGAATTGGTCAATAATGCTAAAATTGATATTACATATGGACCTCGCAGAGAGGGTGATATTCCAAAAAGTGTATTAGAAAACGTCAGTCCATACATGAAAAACTTGTATGATATTAAGGATTTACTAAAGGTTGACAAATAATATGAGTAGTGATATACTTAAGTCTCTATACATTTTACACTAAATATATGACTATTAAACGAATTGGCTTTGCTTGCAAGTTTTCCGAACTCAATAAAAAAGGTGAGATATCCAGTGTTGAGGGACTCAATACAGGTGGCACTACACTTGCATGGGCGAGGCGTAATAAACGAGATATTGTAGAAGAAAAGATACTTGATGTTGCTAAGACTAATATTATGCATACACATAATTTGGTCAAACGTGTTGCAAGTTTAGAGCCAGGTTTACGTATGGTTCGTCTTACTAGTGATATGTTTAGTTTTTATACTCACAATGAGTACAAAGACTTTTGGCAACGACAAGACATACAAGATAGTTTGCAACGTTGGATGGCACCTATAGGTGAAACTGCACGACAAAATGATGTTCGCTTAAGTTTTCACCCAGATCAGTTTGTTGTTCTTGCTAGTGATAGACCCGAAGTTGTTGAACAAAGTATTAAAGAATTTGAGTATCATTGTGATATGGTACGATGGATGGATTATGGTAAGACTTTTCAAGATTTTAAAGTCAATGTACATATTAGTGGTCGTCAAGGCCCAGAAGGTATTCGCAAGGTTTACAATAGATTGTCTACTGAGGCGCGTAACTGTTTAACGATAGAGAATGAGGAAATTTCGTATGGATTGGATGACTGTCTTACTATTAGTGACTTGGTGCCTATCGTTTTGGATATTCATCATCATTGGGTTAAAACGGGGGAATACATCTCCCCAAATGATCCGCGTGTTGAAAGGGTTATTTCTAGTTGGCGTGGTATCAGGCCTACTATGCACTACTCTGTTAGTAGGGAAGATGTACTTGTTGGTCATGACAGACACATCTTACCCGATCATGGTACGTTAATTGCAAATGGGCACAACAAACAAAAACTACGTGCACATAGCGAATACTATTGGAATGAGGCGGTCAATGAATGGGCAGCTACATTCTCAAATGATTTTGATATCCTCTGCGAGTCAAAGGCTAAAAATTTAGCCAGCTTTGATTTTTATGATAGATATATAAATGCTAAACAAATTAAAGAACCTATTCTCAAAGCCGCCTAAGGTAGAACCTGTTGTAGAAACAGTAGTAGAACCTAAACCTAAAAAGCCTAGAAAACCTAGAGAAAAAAAGGTAGAGGTTCAACTTACTGCAAAAGAAAAAGCAACTATGGCAGGTGAGCCTTATGTCAATATACTGAGCATGGATATTGATCCAAACGATATCAATAGCGGTGCCTTTGAACTTGATTGGAATGATAAATTCATACTAAATTTAGTTCGTGCAGGTTATAAAATGAATGAAGATGATACCGACAATGATATCGTAGATAGATGGTTTCAAACAGTTTGCAGAAACGTGGTTTTAGAAATATATGAACAACAACAAGCAGATCCAGATGTTCGTGAGATGACTAGAACAATTGTACAAAGAGATATTGGTAACGGAAAAACGGAGGTAAGTTGATGTTTGATATAGATATGTTAAAACCTGATTTTGTAATAGAATGCAGTAAATTAAAATCGTCAACGGAAGTTTATGATTTAATGCATTATTATAACATAAAAAATTATGTATATGCTATTTGTTATAGGAATGGATTACATATTGAAGTACTTAAGTTTGGTGAAAGTGCGCCATGCCCTGGACCTAACACTAGCAAAGCCACAGGTGAGAGAGTTAAAAGACAAGTAGAACATGCCCCGGGATGGGAAGATCCTGACTATTATAGTAGTCACGGTGACGATTTTTGGTCTAATGTAGAAAGAGAAATTAAAAAAGGTAACATTCCTAATTTAACAAAAGATGATTTAATTATCGGTATATGGGATATAGATAGAAGAAAACCGTATATAACTCACCTATACGATAGCGATAAAGAGTTAACTACATGGGCAGAAGGTGAATTGACCAGACAATATAAAGAGATTTATGGTAAAAAACCAATACTAAACATAAAAGATCCCACTAGAAACAAATCTTTTAAGAGCCCCTTGTTATCTACAGCACTATTTTCATATGAGTAGTCAACGTTTTTGAGTATTGCTATCATTCAATGGATGATATTGATTCATAATTTTTCTTTGTAAGTCACGTACCTTTAGTGTACAACTCATTTTGTCATCGGCTCTCATTAACTTCTCACAATAGGTAACACTTCCAGCCGCAATTGCTAAACACATATTTTTTACTGTGTAATCCTTTTCTTGATTGCACTTATCCATATCAGCCGCTAGTACTGATAATGGAAATAGAAATATGACAAATATGTAATACATATCAATATTTAATATGTTACCCAAAATATTTGCAAATTATTCATATATGTCATATAATATACGCATACTTTGAACTAAATATACACATAAAATGCAAAAATATGCTTTGATTGATACTGCAAATACTTTCTTTCGTGCCCGGCATGTTGCAAGTCGCAACACTACTACAGAAGAAAAAATAGGAATGGCATTACATTTAACACTTGCTAGTGTTAATCAAGTAGTTCGTAAGTTTGGAATTGACCATGTTGTGTTCTGTACTGAGGGTCGTAGTTGGAGGAAAGATTACTATGAACCATATAAGAAAAATCGTATTGTGGATACACAAAGCCAAACTGAGGATGAGATTGAAGAAAACAAGATGTTTTGGGAAACTTATGAGGTCTTCACTACATTTCTTAAAGAAAAAACAAATGTTAGCGTACTGCGTGATCCTAAAGCAGAGGCTGATGATATCATAGCAAGATTTATATACTTACATCCAAATGACTCGCATTATATTATTAGTTCTGATACCGATTATATTCAGCTTATTAGTGAGAACGTGTTCCAGTACAATGGAATCACAAATCAATTCATCACCCTCAAAGGATACCATGATGAAAAAGGTAAGCTTGTTATAGACAAAAAAACTAAACAACCTAAACTACTAGAAGATCCTCAATACTTATTGTTTAAAAAATGTATGCGTGGTGATTCAACTGATAATGTTTTTAGTGCATATCCCGGTGTACGTGAA